TTCAATAAGAAGATATTGTCATTAGTGTTATCAGTGATGTCAAAGATAATGAATGAATAAGAAGATAATGGGAATCCATCAATAATTGGGTTCTCAATATCATTAGTATTTACATTATCAAATGCTGGGTTAAGTACAAACTTAACATTAGCAAGGAAAGGAATTACATAAGAAGTGTAAGCAAATCCAAAGTTCAAGTCCATACCTTGACCAGTGATAGCACCGATGTCAGCAGCTTGAATTACAAGACCTGAAGCAACCGCTTCTCTCTTGATAGCTTCATTTACCATTCTCATTCCACCCATACCAGTTTGGACAATCAATTGTCTTTGTGGATCTGGACCTTGGAATTCAACTTTACCGTTAAAGAAGTTATAGATCTCAGAACGGAATAGGTCAAGGTTAAAGTTGTTCTTGTTGTATACTCTTTTGAAAGAGTTGTCAAGTTGTTGCCAAAGACCTACAGATAATCTCAAATCATCTGGTCCGTCTTGTCTAACTCTACCACCTTGTCCCCACATTAGGTAAGACTCAATGTCATTTGCTACTTTAGATAAGTGAGCAGCTTCCATTTGAGTAAGGAAAGATCTAGAAAGATCACCATTATCAAAGGCTCTCTTAACTCCATCTTTACCCATTTTTGAAACCATGTCCTCTAATGAAGTTACAGAAGGATCCATGTTATCTCCTGAAGATCTCCAGATCTCAGTTACAGGTACAGTACCGTCAGCATTCATTCCACCTTTAATCATAAGATCAGCTCTAGAAGAAACTGAATAATGAACGTGTGCTTCTGCTCCACCTACATAGTTGTAGAATTCACGGAAACCAGTTCCTGTAGAAATGTCAGAGAATCTTTCTCCATACTCACCTCTTGCAGAACCTTTTCTGAAGAACTTAGTTCCGTTAGCCAAGAAACGAGAATCAAAAGTTGCAGAGTTATTATTGTTAACCATCTGCACAGTGTAGATCCATCCATCACCTAGTGGAAGAATATCTTCATCAGTGATGTAAAGTTCAGCTCCATTGTATTTGTCATAGGTAATGATATCACCATGTCCAAATTCTCTACAGCTCATCTTAATTTGGAAAGTTTGGCCATCTGCACCTCTGGTATCATCACCAGGTTGTAAATCCTCAATAATATAAGGAAGATCTCTAGATACAGGTGTTTGCCACTTATACTCTCCACGAGCATTATCTACTTCAATTACGTTCTTTCCACCAAAGCTAGACATTTGATAAAGAGGCATTTCAACTTTCTGAGACATTGCCCATAAGTCCACTGGACCTAAGTCCATTGGTTCTGCATCTTTCAACATGTTAACCAAGTGGTAAGAATCTACGTGTGAACTTGCGCTGTACGCTGTATCCCGTAGAAAGATACCATTGTTTAAAACTGGAGTTGCCATTTGTTATTATTTGTTTTTATTTGTTTACTAATTTAAAATCTTTTAAACAAACTATTCTTTCTTTGAACAGTTGTTTTAGTTTGTGTTGGTTTTTTTCTTCTAGTATTTGAAGCACTTTCCAAATTATTAGAAGAAGATTGCTTTTGAGACTGAGCAGTTTTTAATTGCCTGACTGTTTTTTCTACAGCTTTTTTAGACCCTTGGTCTTTTATTTTACTTTTATAACCATCTGGATCTGAAAGTAACCATAAAGCTTCAGCAATTAAATCATGCCTTGGTTCTACAAACTGATACTTTTCAAGTAAGTGCCCTAATAAATTAGTAGGTTTACCTGAAATAGAAGGATAACTTGGTTGAACTAAACCTGAGTATAAATGATTTTGAGTTCTTTTATCCAGCTTTACATCTCCTAGTTTGCCTTCTGAAAGAGTATTATATACATTATCCATGTACTGTTTAGCCTGTTGTTCTTGTTGCTGTTTAGCTTGCTCTTGCTGTTGTAACTTTTGTGCTATAATGTTTTCTTGCATTTTATCTAGCTTAGGCTTAAATTGAAAAGCTTTCTTTTCTAATTTATCCATGTCATCCCAGTCTACAATTTCAGCTTCTATTTCTTCTGGTGTTCCAAATCGAGTTGCCGTTAGGTATTGTCTTGCAATTTCAGCTTGATGATTTTTATCTTCAGGATCTAATTCTATTATTTCTTCTACTTGAGAAAGAGTTCTAAATAAACCTTTCATATCCTGCCCACCATCGGCTACATATTTAGCAGCTACTTTAAGCTCATCAGGAAGGGAATTAAAAAATTCTTTAGGGGTATTTTCTCTAATCTTAGCTTCTCTTTCATTAAAGTTAGCTTCAAATAATTCTCTAAAATCTTTAGTACTATATTCTTCAATTGGCTTTTCATCATCAAAACCAAAAAGAGTACCTTCTTCAATCATCTTATGAGCTAAATCAACTAAACCGTTTTTATCAGTTCTAGGCCTACCTGTTTTAGATTCCCCAGCCTCTTCTACAGCAATTGCATCATCCAACTCTGCCAATGCTTCGTCAACTAATTCTTTTGTTGCTTCAGGTGTTACAGGCTCTTCTGTATCTGTTTCTACTTTTTCAGTTGTAGTCTCAGTCTTGTCAATGAACGTTGTGTCAAGTTCTTCTGGTTTAGAGAAGATATTTGACTTTGTTTCTTCTGGCTCTGGTTCAACCTCCTCTGCTGGTAGCATTACACTTTCAGCACCTGGTTGACCAAATATTTCATCTAAATTTACATTTACTTCCTCTACCGTTGTAGAGTCTTGTATTTGAGTTTCCTCATTTAATTCTTCTGCCATGTGTCAGTTTTTGTTGGTTATTACTTTAATATACTAAAATAAATCTTAAAGATTTAAAATTGTTTGAAAAATTTTATTAAAAATTTGCCATCATATAGCTAAAAACAATTATTTATCATATTTATTTTTATTTACTGTAGCAATTTGTAAATTTTTATCTGCTATTTCTTTTTGAGCTTGTATCTTTTCTCTTTCAATTTGATCTTTTTGATTTTGAATATTCATTCTATTCATTTCTTTGTCTTCCTGAAGCTCTGTTTGTTTTTGATATTGCTCACTTCTTTCAATACGATCCATAGCATCTACAAAATCAGACTGCTCATTTTTATTAATGTCAACCATAGCACCATAACCAGCTGCTCTAATTTCAGCAATAAGAATATCCTTTTGTCTGTCTTTTTCATTTTCAGCTATTTCAGCATCAATCTCCATTTGCTTTTGCTGTTGCATTGCTTGCTGCTGTTGTTGTTGCATCTCTTGCTGCTGTTGCATTTCTTGTTGCTTTTGCTGCTGTTGTTTTTGCTCAGAATCTTTCATAGCATTATTTAACTCAGCAATAGAATTAGACTGAACAACTTTTCCAAGATCATAAATAGAAGCACCCGTTGTATTATTTTGAAGAGCCATTTGTTTAAGTTGTTCCAGTATTGCTCTATGATTAGCAGTAGTAGTTGCAAAAATATTAAGGTCTCGCATTAGTAAATCAGTACCATTAATTTCAAAGTTTACTTTTTCATCTGCTGTAGTTATGTATGTAAGTCTAGCAGACGGTGTTGTACTATGATAATACTGAGCTAAGTCAGTTCTCATCTGATGAACTCTAGGCATTAGATAATCACAATGTTGTATAAAGAACATTTCAGTTTGCGCATAAGAAGCACTTGCGGCTTGTTCTACACCTGTAGCAGTCATTTGAGATAATTGCTGCCCCATTCTTTGTGGATTAACACCAATTACTTCATAAGCTTGTTGTTTAAAATAATTAGATAATTGAATTCTAGACATAAGTCTATTAGTTTGATCTAAATCAAGTTTTTGAAAATGTTGAAAGTTTAATGCATTTTCTGTATTTGTAATAGAAGTATCTAAAGGAAGTATGCTAAAATCTTTCATAGCTACATATGCTTTAGATAAATTACCTTTACCCCAGTCTTCTCCAAGTGAATGTTTTGGAAGAGTGTTTTGATCAAGCATTACAACAGTACCCAGTTCATCAACTAATATATCGGCTATCTGATTATTTACTAAATTATAACCTATTTGAAAAGGCTTCATTAAATCAACTAATGCAGTAGACTTAGTATTTCTGTCTGAGAATACAGATCCTTCTACAGGCAACTTACAACCATATAAATTATTATCACCTTTAAATTGAAACTTAAGTGGTCCAGGCGTTTCTTTATTTATTCCAATATACATCGGGCTAAATCCATCAGGATTATTCATACCCCAATAACTTGGAATACTTGGGCCTATTTTAAGACCTCCCCAAACTTCATTAATCCAAATCCATTCAACATGTTCTCCATATAATAAATTATCTTTAGATTTCTTTTTAAATAATCTAGTATCATAAATTGGTTTAGTAGTAACCTTATAGTCTTCTGTAACAATTTCATTTATAACCTCACTTGTTTCATCTATCTTAGTAAGATGTCCAAGTTTCCTTTGAGATTTCCAATATGCAGTAGTTACTCTCAATAAAAGTTTAGTGTTAGGATCGCTATATTCTTGACCTACAGACAATATTTTTGATACAACATCATCACCATCTAGAACATTACCTCCCATAAAACTAGTATACTGGCGCATTGCTAGTGATGGTCTGTTTGTATTCCACTCATGACTCTGAGAAGGATCGTAAAAACTACCATCATTTTGATACCCACCTATACTATATCCAGCAGCTTGAATTGGATATGCAGCTTCCAAAGATTCTAATTGCTTTTCAGTCATTAAATAACCATACTTATCTATAACATCAGAAGCTGTAAGCATATCAATTTTACCAACCCACTGCGCCTCTGACATATATCTAACATCTGGAGACTTATGATAAAATGTAACTGCAGGATTCCATAACTCAATATCATAGTCATCTTCCATCATTTGAAAATGCCAGAATTCTCTATCGGTAATGAGCATATCTCTAAAACCTCTTTCTTCAAGCTCATCCATTCTAAATCTTTCAATATCAACTTTATGTTGATGATCAGCCCACTGTTCTACCATAGATCTATAATCTTTTTTAAAGAACTGTTCTATTTCAGGTAAAGTTTTTAATTTTTCTGGATTTACTTCAGCTTGAAATTCATCTGAATTAGGATTTAAGCCTTGCTCAACCAATGCTGCAGAAACTTGAACACTAGCTTGAGCTAATAAAACCTCTTCTACTTGAGATCTTTTTGCCTCTAACATTTCATTATAAGAGTATTCATCAATAGCCCTATATGTTAATTTACTGGATCGTTTAGCAAATTCAGCTACAAGTACATTAACTACATTTGGAATAATGGGATAAAATTTTAACTCTAGTGCTATCTCGTCATCTTTATGTGTAAGCAGATCTACAATCTCTCTTGTTTCATTATCTTCTTCAACTACATAATCATTTCTATCAATAATACCTTTAGCTAAATTATAATTTTTAAGGAGCCTTCTAGAGTTTCTTCTTATTTGTTTGATACCTTCCCACTCTAACCAATCAAGGTTCCACGCAGCCCATTCTTCATTTTTCTTTTTCTTAGGTAAAAACTGTAAAGGCTGTGTTATAGAACCTATTCTATTTCTTTCAACTTTAGCTCCATTTTTTAACTGAAGTGCATTATATACTTGCATAGTTTTTATTTAATATTTTTAAAGGCCGATTTTTTAAACCCTTTACCTCTCGATGTTTTGTTTTTTCTACCCATGTGTCTAAACGGACTACTATTTAATTTAAACAAATTTTTTGACTTTTCCAACTTTTTAGCAGCGTCATCTCTTATAACTTGTTTAGTATAACCTCGGTTAGATTCTTGGATTCTCATAAAAGATACAAGTGCTACAAATGATACTAATCTATCCACGTTGACTCCATCTGCATATTCTTGCATCTCTTTTATAAGCATCGGATCAGGAATTCTCTCTATTCCATATGTTGTTTTAACAACAGTCCCGTCCTCTTTTGTTTGTTGATCAAGCTCTTCTCTTACAAATTCTATCCCATAACTAAGAAGGTGTGATTTAAATAAAGTACCTGTGTTCTTCCAGCCATATTCTTGATAGACATTTTTGTTTGCACTCAGATCTTTTAAAAACATTATTTGATTTTTAGGAACTAGATACTTTTGTTTCTTTCTATGAATCATGTAGTTAATAAATAAAGAAATATTATTCTCTATAACTGTCCATGCATTATACCACTCTATTATAAGTTCTAGTCTTTGATGTGTTTGTTTTATATCATCAAATCTTCCACACCATGCTGCTACTATTTTACTTTGTTCTATATAAGTTTCTGTTTCAGTTCCTGTAACTCTAGTAATCTCAACAGAGTTTTTTATTACATAAATAGAACACAAAGAGTCTGAGGTTGTGGTTTTACCTTCCGCTACAGGGTCAATAGAAGCATAATAACTTCCAAAGTCTGGCTTTTCTTTGTTAGGTCTTTCCCATACTACAAGACAACCTGTTTTATCTTCAGTCTTTTTATTTACTGGAAACTCACGTATAGGTTGCTTATTACTTTTTGTAACAGTTGGTTTACCATTAGCATCAGTTGATATATCTAAAAACTCGTAAGCATACTCTTTTTCTTCTATTCTTCTTGCTTGTGCAGAAAGAAGATGTGTAGGAAATACAGAAACAGATCTATTATCAAATGCTTCTTTTATGTTTCTAGGATGCTGAGATATTCTTAATTGATAATCTTCTGGAGCTAGCTCCCTTTTCCAGTCATCAAACTGTTGTTGTAAAGCTACAGTAGCTTCTTCTACATTAGAATTACCATATTTATCTATGTACGGTGGCATAGACCATTGTTCAGGAATAAATAAACCTGACATACCTTCAGTACCTTTATGATCTATTAAATTAGTTTCTACAGCATAAACATCTTTAGATGTTGGATTAAGAATCATATCTTTAAGCGGATTGCATTGTGATAAGTCACCCACTGATCCTGCAGCTATAAATAGTCCTGTAGTAGTTAGTCCTGATCTCATTGCAGGTCTCATATACTCATAGGTCTTATCCATCTTAGGTGCAATCCCAGCCTCC